ATGTAATAGGTTTGTAAGATTAACCGAAGAGATTTTCGGAGTATTGGTTCAGTACACTACAGAAGATGAGAAGATGGTAACTGAATGGGTAAAGGAAGGACTTACCGAGGCTAGAGCTGCTGCTAGACTTAAGGAAATACTTGTATGGAGAAGGACCAACAGAAAGGATTGTCCTAAGAGATTGGTCTTTTATAAGGATGTATTCATCAAGAAAGACAAGCCTAATAACAATAAGGAACTGGTCCAGGATATGGTAAAGAAAATATCCAGGAAGATGAAGATGCCTAGGTAATTTATAAATCGTAAACGAACATTTACATTTTATAAATGTGGCCCAGAAAGCGTATACCTCCAGCAAAAATAAAAAAGGCCGATTGTTGCAGAAAAGACACACCTTGCCCCCCCAGGGCGTCATACTATATGGGGGGGATACTCACAATTTTTTTGCAATTATTTTACAAATCGTTTATTATGTTCACATAACTTTCTCTAGGTTAAAACTATAGTGGGTTAGTTATTTTTAGTTATATAAGTGGGGTAGGCTTTCTCATCCTAGGCTAGTCAAAGCAGCTCCACTTAAAAAAGGAAACATAAAAGGAAAAGGAAAAATATGAGTGGACCGACACATAGCAATCGTAACTATAAGGTTATGAAAGGATATAACTTACCAGAGGGTGAGTACATCATTGAGGAATGGAACGCATCTAACTGGGATAAAGAAACAAAAGAAAGATCACCAGTACCAGGTGCTAAGGATATTAAGATCTACAAGAAAGATCCTACCAAAGATTATAACAAAGGAGATCTTGTAGCTTTCTTTAGAGTATTTGAGAATAAAGATGATCCTCAGATACCTCTTCACCAAAAATCAGCAAGTGAAGGAATATCGGATGAGCCAATCCCATTCTAAAAAAAGAATAGTAAAACCTCCTTTGGATCGGTTCGGTGGTGTCCGAGTGGTCCAGAGGAGAGTGCAAAAATCCGAGATTATTGAACACAACAAAGAAAGTGTTGCTAAAGAACTTGTTGATATAGCTCAAGCTAATATTGCCGATATTATGGAGTGGGATGATAAAGGTAATGTTACTATCAAAGATACTAAAAACATATCGGATGCAGCAGTCAAAGCTATAAAAAAAATTAAAGTTACTCCGACAAAACTAGGCCCTCAGCTAGAGGTAGAGCTGCATGACAAAGTAGCTGTACTTAGAGTGTTGGCTAAGGCTGCTGGATTATTAGAACAACATGAGGATAGTGATAGGCCATCAGTTGTTGGTATTGTAATGCAAGGACCAGAACAAGCAAAACCAATCATTGATATTGAGGAGGATGATGGCAAGAGTAAAGTTTGATGTAAACAAACTCCCACATGAAAGGATCCCTAAAAAAACAAGTATATCAAAAAGAAAAAAACCCAAGTTCTCAAGTATGAATAAGCATAAGAAAAGATCTTGGAAAAAAAGAAACCGAGGTGGAATGTGAGTTTAATTATTTTAACTGATGGTATATATAGTTTAGTACCAGTTACAAAAGAAATGTTACAAAATATTACACTATTAACAGCAGTAGATTGCTTTGAGCTTTGTGATATTTTACGAATAAAATTGACAAGTTATCATGATGCTCCCATAAATAGACATGTAATGAATGATGGTAGTGGTGATCTATTTGGGTGTATATGTGAATGAGTGATGCAATAACAAATCTAAAGCTAGACTTTTCTACATCACAAACAGTTTGGAAATTTCTACAAGACAAATCATTTGTAAGAGGATTGATGGGCCCAGTTGGTAGTGGCAAATCGTATGCTTGTGCTGCTGAGATAATGTTGAAAGCTGTACAGCAAGTGGCCAGTCCTAAGGATGGGATCAAGTATTCTAGGTTTGTTGTAGTTCGTAATTCTTATCCAGAGCTTAGGACAACTACTATTAAAACTTGGCAAGAGTTATTTCCAGAAAACATTTGGGGGCCTTTTAGATGGAGCCCTCCATTAACACATCATATAAAATTACCATCAAGAGATGGAGCTCCAGGTATAGATTGTGAAGTTATCTTCTTAGCATTGGACCAACCAAAAGATGTTAGAAAACTTTTATCTATGGAATTGACTGGAGCCTGGGTGAATGAGGCAAGAGAGTTACCTAAAGCTGTTATAGATGGATTAACACATAGAGTTGGAAGGTATCCTACATTATCAGATGGAGGTGCAAAACCCTGGAGAGGTATCATCATGGATACTAACCCAATGGATGATGATCATTGGTGGTATAGATTAGCAGAGAAAGAAAAGATGAAAGGTAAATATGCCTGGAAGTTTTATAAGCAACCTGGTGCAGTATTAGAATATACCAAAGAAGATTTACCAGAAAATCCAGAGGCTAATGGTTTTGTTATGTCAGCAAAGAAATGGTGGATGACAAACCCTCAAGCTGAAAATAAAAAAAATTTACCGACTGGTTACTATGAACAAACACTACTCGGAAAAAATTTAGATTGGATTAGATGTTATGCTCAAGGCTTATATACTTATGTACAAGAAGGTAAGCCAGTCATGTCAGAGTATGATGATACTTTGATGGCAGCAGATTTTTTAGAACCAGATATAAGTTTACCTATCCAGGTAGGTGTGGACTTTGGTTTGACACCAGCTGCAATCTTTGGCCAAAGAACCAGAAAAGGTACTTGGAATATTCTACATGAGTTAGTTACCTTTGATATGGGATTAGAAAGATTTGGTGAAATGTTAAAATCAGAACTAGCTACAAAGTTTCCTAAGTTTGAGGTCTTGGTCCATGGAGATCCAGCTGGTATGAAGAGAGATGAGATCTATGAGGTTACAGCTTTTGATCATTTAAGATCTATAGGATTGACTGCTAGACCTACTGCATCAAATGATTTCAGAGTAAGACGAGAGGCTGGAGCTATGCCTATGAATAGATTGATAGAAGGTAAACCAGGTTTGCTTGTAGATAAAAGATGTCAAAGATTAAGGAAGGCATTATCTGGTGGTTATCATTTTAAGCGAGTACAGATCTCTGGTGGTGAAAGATATAGAGATGCTCCAAACAAGAATGAACATTCGCATGTTGGTGATGCCTTTATGTATTTATTACTTGGTGGTGGTGAGCATAAAAGATTAACAAGAGGAACTAATAATAAATTTAAGCAATCTGTTGCAAGTACAGAGTTTGATATATTCGCATGAGTGTAGGTTATGGATTTGGAATGTTGGCTGTAGGTATGATAGCTATCTTTATAGCTACTATTATTGCTTATTATATAATTAATAGAAATAATGATAAATAAAAAAGATCAAAAAAAATGGTTAGTAAAAGTTTGGAAAAGAGGAGAGATGGATTTAAAAAAAGAATTTACTATTTTTATATCAGAGAAAAGGATGGAGCAATTTGTTATACCAAAAAAGTATAGAGCCACTTATGAGATTACAAACACTTGAAAGTATTTTTAATGTAGATGGTAAGGATATGATAGTCCTACCATTCAAATCATATTTACTAAATCTTATGGACCTACATCCAGAGGACCGAGAGCATATTGATCAGATACCAGGTTACTTAAATTATTTAGATGCTTGTACTAAACAAGGCTTTGGATATACAGTTTTAGACAAAGGTAAACCTATTGTTTGCTTTGGTATTGTACCACAATGGCCTGGAGTTGCTGAGTTATGGCTTATACCAGATAGAAAACTTATACAGAAATGGAAACTAAAATTTCATAAAGGTGCAAAAAAATTTATGGAGTTAGCAGCTGATGAGCTTAATCTTCATAGATTACATGTAACTGTAAGTGCTAACAATGTTCGTAGTGTCAAATGGATAGAACATATATATTTTAAAAGAGAAGGTGTATTAAAAAAATATTCCTTCAACAAACAAGACATGATAATGTATAGTAGGTTATTTTAATATGTTAAAAAAAATATTTAGAAAATGGGTATGCTTAGTATTCTGTATGGATATTTGTTTCTATACACCATGTTGTAGAGGTAAAAAATAATGGGTAGCTTGTTCAAACCTCCTAAGTACACTCCTCCACCAGAAATGAAGAGGAATGAAGATTTACTTAATGAAAGAGATAGGAGAGCAGAGGCAAGTGAAAAAAAAGAAATAAGAAAACTTGCAGCAAGATCTCGTACTAGACGAAAGGGTGGTAGATTACTTTATTCTCAAGATAGAGATTTACCAGCTTTGGGAGTAGGTACTACACTTACATCTAATGCTAGTGTAAGAGATCCAATGAAAGATGAAAGGATGGTATCATAATGGGAGGAGCTCCAAGAATTATTAGAAAGATTATTAAAAAAGATCCACCACCACCTCCAGCTAGTCCAATAGCTGAAAGAAGAGTTGAGGTAGCAAAACAAACTGAGGCTGAGGGTAAAAAACTTACTAGAAG